GGCCACAAGATCCCCATGTAGGTCCACAGGCGGCCGTCGGGCTCGTAGACCAGCGACCAGCCAAGCTCCACCTGGACGTCCTCGGCGGGGCGGCCGGGACCGTCCCAGCCCGCCTCGATGCGCCCGTCGAGAGGCAGGTCGGCGGGCTCGCGCTGCTGGCCGAACGACCCGACGATGATCGTGGCGGCCCCGGCCTGGCCCTCGGGACCGCGGGGGCCGTCCGGGCCTGCGGGACCGGGCGGGCCCTGCGCGCCCGGATCGCCCCGCTCGCCCGCTGGCCCCTGGTCACCTTCCGCGCCCCGCGCGCCGGGCGGCCCCTCGGGGCCGGTGTCGCCGGGCGGCCCTTGCGGGCCTGGGTCGCCGGTGGGGCCGGGCGGGCCGCCGGGCTCGCCGGGCTCGCCGGGCGGCCCCTGCGGGCCGGGCAGGCCTTGCGGGCCGGGCGGGCCGGGCGGGCCGGGCTCGCCGGGCGGGTAGTCCTGGGCGCGGGGCACCAGCGTCATCTCGGCGCTGGCCGACGCGCCCGCCGGGACCTCGATGGTGCCGAGCTGCACGCCGCGGTGCTCGCCCGGACGGGAGACCGCCAGGCGGAAGGTCGCGGTCTCGGGGTCGGTGATCACGGCCCACAGCTCGTCGGTGCGGTCCTCCCCGCCGCCCGCCGCGGCGGTGACCTCCATGCCGACCGGCGAGGTGAGCACCGCGACGGTGCCGTCCCCGCAGTCGGCCAGCGCCAGCCACCCGGCACCGGCCACGATCACCAGGCCGGGCCCGGCGCTCAGCACGGCGGGCGTGACGACGCCGGTCTGCCGGGCCGCCAGCGCGGTGATCACCTGCCGGTCATCCCACGCGGCGTACCGGCCTGACTGGCCCCAGCGCAGCAGCGACGGCGAGGTCATGTCAGCTCCCGATGTCCTCGACGGTGAAGGTCTGCACGTACGGGCCCAGCTCGGTGTACCCGCCGGGCCGGATCGTGGCGGACCCGTTGGACCAGATCCGCCCGTCGAAGACGCGCCACACGGGCACGTCGCCCAGCGGGTGGCGGAACACGTAGTCGATGACGGCGATCACCGGGACGCCGAGCCGCGCCCAGCAGATCACGGCGCCGCGCTGGAGCTGGCTGGCCCCGGCGTCCTGGCCGGCGGTGCGCTGGCCGATCCCGATGCGGCCCTCCAGGCTCTGCGAGTTCAGCACCACGGACGGGCACGCCGCGTAGTACCGCGCCCGGTACCACTGGCCGGGCTCCATCAGCACCGGGTAGGACTCGACGCCCCGGCCGACCGCTGCCGCGAAGGTGGTCGCGCTGTAATCCGCGTACCCCTGGGCGCTGGTCATGTAGCTGACGGACATCGTCCGCCGGTCGATGGACGCGTCGACCGGCCGCAGGTCCATCTGCGAGGCCAGGTTGTGATTCGCGCCCGCGATGATGGTGGCCAGCGGGATTCCGCTGAGCGCGGCCGAGGCGGCGCGGGGCATCACGGTGAGTTCCCAGGTGCCCTCGTCGGGGCTGGTGGAACACCACACCACGTCTTCGCGGCTGCCGGTGGCCGGGCCGGGGTTGGCCTGCACGATCACGTCCTCGCGGCTGCCGACCACGGCGCTGGTCAGGTCGTCGCAGCTGGCCACGCCGACCCAGCCGCCCCGGATGATCACCTGGAGGCCGCTCCCGGCCTCCACCACGACCGGCCGCACCAGCCCGAGACGCCCGGCGGTCACCGCGGTGATCACCGCGCGGTCGTCGGAGGCGTCATAGTTGCCCGCCTGGCCCCACGCCAGTTTCCCGGTCGGTGTCGTCATCGGGTCATCTCCTTAGTTGCGGGGCTGGAGGCCGCCGCGGTGGAACAGGGCGGCCGTGGTCGTGTCGAGCCTGCGGAACGCGCCCGCCACGCTCTCGCGGGTCCGCTGCGGGGGCTGGAGCAGCCCGAGCGACCAGGTGGCGGTGCCCTCGCCCGCGTTGATCTCGATCTCCTGGAGCCGGGCGGCGAACTCGACGCCCTCGGGGATCAGCGGGGTGACGGCCCGGACGGTCACGGTGTCGCCGACGCCGTAGCTGGTGATCACCGGGTAGGACTCGGGCGGGCTGCCGACGATGGCCTGCGCGGGTACCGAGTTGATCATGGCTGCGGTCTCGGCGCGTTCCCGCAGCGTGTCCAGCAAGATGGTGCCCGGCCAGTCATCGACGGCATCGAGGCGGGGCAGCCTCGGGTTGGCCAGCTCGGCGATCACGACCGGGCGGGGCGGGGACGGCTGGTCGGGCTCGAGGGGGGTGTCGGCCGGGAGGTCGCCGACCGCGAACGTCCGCGTCCGGAGCTGGTCGGAGTCGAACTGCGCCCGGTAGGACAGCACCGCGCCGGGCACCGCCACGCCGAGCCCGGCATCGTCGGAGCCCACCCGCCGGTAGGCGATCCGCAGCGTGCAGACCGGGACGCCCTGCGGGGTCATGCGGTACTCGGTGCGGAACTCCGGGCCGTTGATCACGCCGGCCAGGTTGACGAGCAGCTGGCCCCGGCTGCCGCCCTCCAGGTACTCGTACTTGCGGTCGCGGATGACGCCCGTGCCCGGCTCGGTGACGATCTCCACGCCCACGTCCTGCACCGGCTCGGCGATCACCCGCGCGATGGTCGTCTGCTCCACCTTCTCGAAGAACCCGCCCGGCCCGCCCAAGATGGGCGGCCGGGGGCTGTCCCACGGTATGTTCGCGTCCCGGCGGTCCCACTGCCGCCGGGTGAGGTAGCCGGGCAGCTCGGTCATGGTGAACTGCACGTGCGCGGATCCGTTCTGGTCGGCCAGGCCGGTCGGCACGCCGCAGAAGACCGGCAGCCCGTCGTAGAACGACCACAGCCGCCAGCTCCACAGCGCCAGCATCGTCTCGGTGTCCAGCCCGCACGGCAGGTTCAGCGTGACGTTGCCGTAGCCCCACGCGTTGAGCCGCTTGACGCAGTAGAACGAGGAGACGTCGACCATGCCCAGGCGCTGGCCGCCGACCATCGTCTCGGCCCAGAACGTCCACCGGCCGGGCAGCGGCACATGCGGGCGGGCCGGGTCCAGCGCCAGCGGCAGCGTGGAAGGGGTGATCAGACCCACGTCGACCTCCACGCCAGCGTGACCGACCCGCGCCCGGCGCTGCGCAGGAACCAGCGGGACGCGCTGCCGGGGGGCACGGTCATCGGCCGCGAGCCCGGCAGCAGGTAGCTGGCGCGGGACAGGCCGCCCTCGGCCTCGGCCACCAGCGTGGCCGTGGAGACCAGGATGCGCATCCCGGCGTCGACCCGCGCCAGCCGGATGATCCCGCTGCGGTTGTCGGCCAGGGCCGATTCCAGCAGGTCGCCCTCGTACAGCGCGTAGACCGGCGCCGCGTAGTTCCCGGTGTTCCGCAGCAGGGCCGAGTTGGCCACGTAGGGCGAGGCGTACTGCCAGCCGTACTCCCGCGGGTACTCCCGGCCGGTGCCCTCGGTGGTGTTCGTGAGGGTGGCCGACTGCCAGGTGCCGTCGTACAGCGCCGGGTCGGCCGCGGTCACCGCGACCTGGTACCGGAACCCGGCCGAGCCCAGCGGGGTGTGCCGGAACAGCTCGGTCCCGGCCCGCACGTCAGCGGTGAGCACCCGGCCGAGGTCGAAGTCGCCGACCGCCAGCAGCACCGGCTCGCGGCTCGCGGCCCTGGCGGCGAGCTGGTCGCGGATCCGCCCCAGCTCGTCGCGCGGCCCGGCCGCCGCGCCCGTGATCACGATGGTGCGCTGCCGCAGCACCTTCGGCCCCCACGCCGCCCCGTCGCTGATCACCCGCTCCACGTCGTTGCCGTCCAGCGGCGGGGAGTCCAGCCACCCGGTGATCCGCTCCACGACCAGGCACAGCCCGTTGCCCTGGTCGCCCGTGTTGAGCCACAGCCCGTCCCACACCACGGGGATCAGCGGGCGGGCCGGGGGCGGCGCGGCCCGCTCGTAACCCCAGGTGAACTCGCGGTCGTAGCCGCGCGTCGGCGTCAGCCCGACCGGCATCTTGGTCATGCCACACCTCCGGCCATCGCCCAGCCCAGCTCGCGGGACACCATCGCGGCGACCTGCTGCTCGTCCTGGCTTTCGCGCGGGTAGACGTTGATGGTCGGGCCCGCCGCGCCGGACATGCCCGCGGCCCCGGCCGCCAGGCCGCCGCCCGCCAGCGGCGACGGGATGGCCAGCCCGAGGTCGATGTCCTCGGCCTTGGCCAGCCCGGCTTCCAGCCCGGCCACCATGTCCAGCCCGACGCCCATCATCACCGTCGACTTGGACGCGATGCCCAGCGCGCCCTTAATCGAGCCCATGATCGGCCCGGTGACGTTGGCCTGTAGCCATCCGCCCATCGACTTGGCCGCCGACAGGCCTTGCTGGAGACCGGCGATCATCTGCTGCCCGACCGGGGTCATGGCGGCGGCGTCCAGCCCGGTCTTGAGCGCGCCCAGCACCGGGCCGGCCACGTTGTCATTGATCCAGCCGCCCAGCTGCCGGGCCTTGGCCAGCGCGACCTTGAGCCCTTCCAGCAGCTCGCCGCCGATCGTGATGGTGAAGCTCGACGGGGAGAACACGCCGAACCCGGACTTGATGAACCCCAGCACCGGGCCGGTGACGTTGGACCCGATCCAGCCGCCCAT